TCACCTTCATCCTATTACGTCCCCGGTGGGAGAATTTGGCTATATCGAGACCGAGGAGCAGTACGATGCCCTGTGCGACTTCACGCGAAAGCTGAAAGCGAAGGGGCAGCTATAGGTCGATTGGTCGCCATGCACATCATTGAGCTCGATGCAACGAAGTGGAAGAAGGTGAGCGATTTCTACGAGGCTCTCCTTGTCTCCATTGGCGCGCCAAAGGGGCACGGGCGAAACCCGGACGCCCTGATTGATTCCATGATTTGGGGCGGAATCAATGCTGTGGAGCCGCCGTATACGGTCCGAATCTCTGGCCTTTCAGCGGCGCCGAAAGAGGTTCATGACCATGTCGAATTGGTAATGGGTATGCTCGTGGAAGGACGCATTTATCGAAAACGGCACAACGGCGATGACGTTGAAGTCTCGATTGTGAATGCGCCTGCGAACGATGGCAGCATGTCTGATGATCAAGTGGCCAAGATTCGCGATGCGGTTGAGGCAGTGCAATACGAAGGACCTGACCCCAAACTCCGCTCGATAGCCGATAATCTTCGGCGACAATTGAAACCGGGGCGCTCTCGAGAACGATGAGGTAGCGATCGCGGAGAGATCGAGAGCACCTACGTTCGCGATTATCGTCACTATACGAGTATCGCGACCGGCATCTTTATGGCGGCGGCGGGCGTGAGCAGGGATGATTATCTCGCAATCGCGGATGCCTACGCCAGTGCGCTGTCTACTTTTAGCTCAGACGAACCGAGGGACGAAGTCTACTCACACTTGTCCAAACGGGATGTCGAAGATAATCTAAAGGGCTACGATCTCTATGAGTCCGGACGAATTCGGCAAAGTAGGCAATAAGTCCGATATGCAAGCCGCGAGCGACGATCAGATCATCGCGATCAAGGATCGGTTCCTCTATTGGCCGGCTGTACTGGCTGTCTTTTGGTCCTGGCTTTTCATCACGTACGACCGCGCAGGACCAGGCTTGGACTTTGCACCACTCGAAATCCTTCTGTGTTGGCTGATATCGGCGGGCGCCGGCGTCATCGCCTGCATTTCGGCGATAAGCGAGCGGGCTTGGCGGCGGCTGCTATCAGCCATGGTTCTGCCGCTGAGTGTTCTCGTCGTGGTATTTGTCTGGTGGCGCTGAACGGTACATCGCGGCCTAACAAGCCGAAAGCGTAGCCGGCGTCACCTGCGCTCTTTTCCCCTCGTTTTCAACTGAATCTAGAACGGTCACCTAACCGGAGCGCACCGCGCGCCGGCCAAACCAACACGCATGCGCCGCGATAACGCAACAAGGAGTACGCAATGGACAACATGAACATCTTCGTTCCCATTACCAAGATCGATGCGGCGCAGCGCCTGGTCTACGGCGTCGTCACCGCGGAGCGGCCGGATATCTCCGGCGAAGTCTGCGACTATGCCTCGACCAAGCCGCTTTATCAGAAATGGTCGCGCAATTTCGCGTCCGTCACCGATGGCAAGAGCCTCGGCAACCTGCGCGCCATGCATTCCAATGTGGCCGCCGGCAAGCTCGTCGAGATCGCCTTCAATGACGAGCACAAGCGCATCGAGATCTGCGGCAAGGTGGTCGACGACGCCGAGTGGGATAAAGTCGAGCAGGGCGTCTATACCGGCTTCTCGCAAGGCGGCCGGTATCTGAAGCGCTGGCCGGATCCCGACGAGCCGGCGCTGACGCGCTACACCGCCGAGCCCATGGAGGTGTCGCTGGTCGATCACCCGTGCCTTCCCGAAGCGACCTTTGCGGTGATCAAGGCCGACGGCTCGACCGAGCTGCGCAAGTTCAAGGATAATCCCGTTTCCGCGGCGCTGGCGGAGGCGCTCGCCAAGATCGGCGCGCGCCACTCCAAGGCCGACAAGGAGCGCATCAAGCAAACCCACGATCTCCTGGTCGGGCTCGATCCCGACTGTTGCGCCGCGGCCGGGCCGGTCGCCGGCGCAAAAGTCGAGTCGCGGCCGAAATTTTCGCCGCAGGCCGGCGAGGGCGCGGTGGAGGCCGCGGACGGTGACGATACGGCCAAGCTCGCAAAAGTCTTCGATCGCTCCTTGGCCAAGGCGATGCAGGCCGTGACCTCGCACGTGGACGAGCTGGCCGCGCGCGTGAAGAAAATCGAGGCGCAGCCGTTGCCGCTCGGCACCACCTCGGTGCGCGTTGCCGAGAAGAGCGAGGACTCGATCTTTCCAAAACCGGAAGCGCTGCTCGATCAACCGGGCGCGCTCGAAGCGCTCGCGGAAGCCGCGATCCGCAAGGCGCAATCGCAGCCGATGCGCGCCATTCCGGGTTTTCGCCCGCGTCGAGACTAAACCCTCCCCTGCAGGGGGAGGGTGGCCGCGAAGCGGCCGGGTGGGGACGTCCACCGCGCTTTCAGCACTTGCTCCCACCCGCCGTGCTGCGCACGGCGAACCTCCTCCCTGCAGGGGGAGGTAAAAATTTTCACACGCTTTTTCAGATCACCATCACCAGACACCAACCAACCACGGGAACCACACCATGTATCAGCCCAACCTTCCGCACCTCATTGCCAAGTCGGCCTTGCCGCACACCATGCAGGATTACAGCGCCGCGCTGACCAATGCCGGCAGCTTCCTGCGCGAGATCGAGAAGGCGCATGCCAATCCGCTGCCCGGCGATCCGCTGGCGAAAACGACGTTTTCGGAATCGAATTCGCCGACCTCGGGCCTGACCTATTACGACCTCGAGACCGGCGCCAAATTCGTCTATCCGATGCTCACGCCGCTGCGCAACGAGATCCCGCGCGTCTCCGGCAAGGGCGGCATCCAGGCCAATTGGCGCGCGGTGACCGGCATCAACACCACTGGGCTTCGCATCGGCGTCTCCGGCGGCAACCGCGGCGGCGTCAGCGCGGTGGCGACGCAAGATTACAGCGCCGCCTACAAGGGCATCGGCATCGAAACCTCGGTCGACTTCGAGGCGCAATATGCCGGCATGGGCTTTGACGACATCAAGGCGATCGGCGCCAAAATAGGTCTCGAAGCCTGCATGCTCGGCGAGGAGTTGTTGATCTTGGGCGGCAACACGTCGGTGCCGCTCGGCACCACGCCGACGCCGTCGCTGGCGCCGTCGACCTCCGGCGGCAGCCTCACCGCCGCGGCCAGTCCCTATAGCGTCATCTGCGTCGCGCTGTCGCTCGACGCCATCGTCAACGGCTCCATCACCGGCGGCATCCAGGGCGCGATCACGCGCAGCAATGCCGACGGTTCGTCGGATACGTTCGGCGGTGGCGCGGCCGGAAAATCGGCCAATGCCACGGCGTCGATCTCGTCCGGCACCTCGGGCTCGATCGCAGCGAGCGTCGCGCCGGTGACCGGCGCCATGGGCTATGCCTGGTTCTGGGGTGCCGCCGGCTCCGAAGTGCTCGGCGCCATCACCACCATCAATTCGCTGGTGATCACCGCGAACGCGGCCGGCACGCAGACCGCGGCCGCGCTCGGCAGCGACAATTCGACCAACGCGCTGGTGTTCGACGGCCTGCTCTATCAGGCGTTCAAGTCCGGCTCCAACGCCTATGTGCAGTATCTCGCCACCGGCACCGCCGGCACCGGCTCGACCTTGACCGGCGACGGCGCCGGCGGCGTCGTCGAGATCGACGCGGCGCTGAAGAACCGTTGGGACAATTACCGGCTCTCGCCCGACACCATGTGGGTCGGTTCGCAGGTCGCCAACGACCTGTCGAAGAAGATCCTGGCCGGCAACGCCAACGCGGCGCAGCGCTTCGTGTTCGATGCCGACCAGGGCGCGCTCGGCGGCGGCGTCATGGTGCGCACCTATCTCAACAAGTTCTCCATGGCCGGCCCGAAAGTGCTCGACATCCGCGTGCATCCCAACATGCCGGCCGGCGCGCTGTTGATGACCTCGCGCACCTTGCCCTATCCGCTGTCGAACGTCGGCAACGTGGTGCAGGTGCGCACCCGGCAGGACTACTACCAGATCGAATGGCCGCCGCGGGCGCGCCGTTACGAGACCGGCGTCTACGCCGACGAGGTGCTGCAGCACTATTTCCCGCCGTCCATGGCGGTGATCGCCAATATCGCGGCGGGGTGAGCGCGCTTCGTCGTCGTCTCCAGCAGTAACACGCAAATGCGGCGAGCGGCTGGATAAAAGCCGCTCACGCGCCTTTATGCTTCATGCGCGGGCTTGACCTGCGCATCCACGCTGCCCTGCCACATCACGCACAGCCAAGCCCATGAAACCTCCGCTGTCGCGCACCTTGAGCGCCGTGCCGCGATTGCCGCACGTGCAACTCGAAATCGCCAAAGCGATCCGTGCGCTCGCGGGGCAGGACGAGGACGAGCAGCTGCGGCAGCGGCGCGCCGAGGTCGCCGCGATTTGCCGCGAATGCGAGGAGATCAAACGGGACATCGGGAAAATTGCGCGGCTACTGGCGTCCACAATTCGATCGGACTTGCAAAAGTTTATTGATGCCCGTCGAAGTCCCACTGTCGAAAAGGCTGGCTTTCGATCCGATCAGCCACGTTGGCCAACGGGCAGCGGTGAAATCAGCGGCCGTTGGTCGGGAGGCGCTGGAGTGGCTGATCCTTCTCCACCAAAAACACCGACTGAGGAACCTCCGCCGAGATCATGGAGCATCGGTCATAATCAGGGGCCGCCGCTCGACGACCCACCTGAAATTCCGCTGGAGTCGCCACTGACCGAACACGAAATTTTGGATGTGGCAAAGACCGCCGCGAGATGGTTGGCAAGGGCCGGTGTGAGGCCCGCTTTAGAGGCGACAGCAGAGGCCATCAGCGGACCCGTAGGAGATTTTTTGCTGGTTCTGGAAGCAACATATTGGCTCGCTCGTGCCCTTCCTTCTATCTATTCTTACCTAGACCCGCCGAAAACATTGGAAGAATTGCAGAAGAACCCCAAAAAGGGTTACGATGAGCATCACAACGTCGAACAGTGGTCAGAGAAAGACGACATCCCACGAAGTTTGATCGACGCGGATGAAAACCGGGTGCGAATTCCGAGGATGAGGCACTGGGAAATGAACGGCTGGTTGGACACACCGGACAAGGAGTTCGGGGACGCCCAGCTTAACGAGATGTCACCCAGAGACTACCTGAAGGGCAAGAGTTGGGAAGAACGCTACCGTTTTGGTCTTGGCGCCCTGAAGAAATTTAATGTGCTAAAGCCATGAAGCAACCTGACCTCGAAAGCCTCACTGTCACCGACTTGGTCGAGCGTTTTGCTGCGCTTGCCGTTGAAGACGACAAGGCGGAACAAAAGGACCAAATAGCAAAACGCAGGCGCATACGCTCGCAAATTTTTGCGGTCGACAAGGAGTTAAAGAGCCGACCGGGCGACCAGCGGCGAGCGCTATTGCCACTTTATCATCACCCAAATATGGGAGTCCGGCTCCTGGCGGCCAAATGTACATTGGCAGTTGCGCCAGGGGACGCACGGCGTATGATCGAGTCGATTGCCGCTTCAAATTGGTTTCCTCATGCTGGCGACGCGGGCATGTGCCTGTACATGCTCGATGAGGGAAATTATGTTCCCCGCTAAAGTTGATCCTACGGCGACCCGAACGAAATGATTCAAATCGTCGCCGCTGCTTGCATTTTCAAGCGCTACGTGAATTAGGCAGCAGCTCGCCAACGACCTGTCGAAGAAAATCCTGGCCGGTAACGCCAACGTGGCGCAGCGCTTCGTGTTCGATGCCGACCAGGGCGCGCTCGGCGGCGGCGTCATGGTGCGCACTTATCTCAACAAGTTCTCCATGGCCGGGCCAAAAGTGCTCGACATCCGCGTGCATCCCAACATGCCGGCGGGCGCGCTGTTGATGACCTCGCGCACTCTGCCCTATCCGCTGTCGAACGTCGGCAACGTCGTGCAGGTGCGCACCCGGCAGGACTACTACCAGATCGAATGGCCGCCGCGGGCGCGCCGTTACGAGACCGGCGTCTACGCCGACGAGGTGTTGCAGCACTATTTCCCGCCGTCCATGGCGGTGATTGCGAATATCGCCGCGGGGTAGGGCGCATCGCTCTTGCTCCGCAACCCATGTCTTGCGCGGGCGTTACCCCCGGCATCCACCGGCATTGTCGCCGCATGGATCGCCGGGCGCTGCCCGCAACGACGTTCTCACGAGATCAAGCACATGAAACCGCCGCTGCCGCGCATATTGAGTGCCGTGCCATGCACATTGCATGTGCAGCTTGAGATCGCGAAAGCAATTCGCGCACTTACTTCGCAAGAAGGGGACGAGCGGCTGTTGGGGAAGGCCGCGGCGGGCGATCCGGAACATCCGGGCTGGCCGGCTGGTACTTCGGGCGGCAAGGGCGGTCAATTTCGGCCAAAGGACAGCGCCGGGAATGCTTCCGGACAGCAAGCTAAAACAGGGAGTGATGTGCGGTCGATTATTGCAACTGCGAAGCAATTGAATTTGGCCGCAAGACCGGATGCGTATCAAAGATGTCTTGATCTATGTTACCCTTTACTGGAAAGACGGCAGCCGCCCGGCAGCGACTTCAATACGTTTGATTTCCACAAGTGTATGAATGCGTGTCTGGCGCGCAATCTTTAGCTGAGGTCACAAATGGATATCGATTTGGCGCGAGATATGATCCGAACGGCGTTTCGCAGCAGTTCCGAGCTGCAGAGTTTTCTGGTGGTTCTGAAGCAGCGATGCAGTCCTGAGGAATACAGGGATTATTCACGTGGAATCGCGACGGCGATGGATTCGATTGGTGTTGCGCTGATCAACAAGGCGCTGGCGGCGCACCCGGAGTTGAATGCCGAGGTGGAGGCGAGCATCGCGAGGCACGGACATTACAGATAAAGACGGCGAAATATCGGTCTTCGAGATTTCCTGAGGGGCAAGAGTCGAAAGAACGTTACCCTAACGCCACACAACACTTCGTTTTCGCTGCCGACCGGGGCGCGCTCGGCGGCGGCGTCATGGTGCGCACCTATCTCAACAAGTTCTCCATGGCCGGCCCGAAAGTGCTCGACATCCGCGTGCATCCCAACATGC